CCATCTTCATCGAAATATTTTTCATCAAAATAATCATCTATTGTTTCACCGGCTTTGTCATTATTTTTTTTATTAAAAGCCTTTCTTAATTCTGAATAACTTTTAGAAAGTGCTTCAATATTCACCTCTCCTTTTTTAGAATCCCAGAAATTTTCAGGAACATAATCCGGTCGAACAGGAACATCTACCGGTGGGCTACCATCTGGTGGAGTGTTTGAAATATTTTCATTGGTATTAGAATCATTTGTATCAACATTATTTGTATCAGAATCATTTACACCAGAAACATCATCATTATTACTTTCAGATTCATTCATAGATTCATCTGTTTTGGCATTAACCAACAATCCTTCTTGTTCATCAGCCATTACGGTTCTCCTTATAATGATTTATTAATTGTTTAATATATCTGATTACCTGGTTGTTTCCTTCACGCATAAACACAAACTCAGCCGGATTTACGGAAGTCTGAGCGTCCATCATTGGGGACCCGGATAATACAGACTGACTCGCTACATTGTCAAAATAAACAAGGATTTTTTTACCTGATTCCGTATTGAATGTATGATACATATATTCAGCCAATTTATCAAAATCTAAATCCTTTATATCCATCCTCTTCCTCCAACTGTTTGCGTTTAATCTTTGCGTCTTTTAAACGCTTGAATACACCATAGTATTTAGTGCGATAGTTCACACGCCACATTTTTAATATTTTGTCCCAGGTTATACCCGGGACTCCAGATATGTTGTTCTTATGCAGAACAGTATTTAACATATTCTCAGCATTAGAAGCTTTCCTTAGATTCTCCCATCTATTATCAGTTCTAATCCTATTGATATGGTCGACTTGGTTCTCAGGCCAGCTTCCGGTTACATACAGAAAAGCTAATCTGTGAGCAGCGTAGCTCTTACCATTTAGTTTTATTTTCACATAACCAAGATTATTTACTGAACCAGCAATCTTGTTACGCATACTATTTCTCCTACATGAATCATTCCATATAAACAGCCCTGAATCAGGATGGTACTTTAGTACCTCCCTCAGTTGTTCCTTGGTTATCACTCATACCTCCTTGAACGGCCTGCATGGCTGCATTAACCACTTGTGCCCGTTCGTCTTGTGTTCTTATTAAGTTAGCATCAATGCCCATCAGAGCACCAAGCTTGTCAACCATATCTTCAACCCGTGCTGTAGCCTGAAAAACTTCTAATCCAGTTAATGCCATAGAAGTCTGTGCCCAATTAACAATAGTTTCGACTTCTTTAAGATTCTGAGCTTGAGCCAATGCTCCCGTAATTTGAACTTTAATAGTATTGCCATCTATCTTTAATTTTTCAATAATACCTTTTTTATAAAGAATATCCAGTATTCTATTGTATAATGGAATAATAAGCTCTTGATGCATACGGCCAAAAGGAGCACCGATAGCCTCCTGAAGTTCTTGTTGTCTTACAATCCATTCTGTAGCAGATCTGACGGCTCCTGTATCAGGAATTGATCGATCAAACATCGCATCCTTAATTGATTGTCTCATATCCTCTGCGATAATTTGTGCATATTGCAAATCGCCTCCTACCGGCAAAGGAACCAAATCAGCCCCCATACCACCACCCGTGCTTTGTACAGGTATGACGGCTCCAGGTCTAATCTTTATTGAATTCGGGTTAAAGATACCATTATTTCTTGCTAACCAAACTCCTGAAATAGCCAAAGAAGCATTTTGTAACTCTATTTTTTTAGCCATATTTAAAGTTTTTGCATCGGGCAAAGCATTTAAAACAGGCCCTCTTCCAAAAGTTTCGCCTGAAACTTTCATCCATCTTGATATTATCCACGGATTAGTCGAATATTCTCTTTTTACCAATTGATATGGTTCATTGTTTTTATCTGTTAATTTTTCTATTAAAACAGAATATTGCCATTTATCAGAATCTTGTGTTCTATAAGTAACTTCATGGATAGTTACTTCTTTTCCTCCGTCTTCGTCCATTAATTTTTTTAATTCTGGAGACTTTTTTAAATCAGGCCACATCCGTTCAAGAACACGTAATGGTTTTTTATATTTTCTAAATACAGCCCCAATGGTATTGTCTGGGCCTTCTTCAAGTGCAATTTCAGAAATTGGAACAGGAATAAATTTAAATAAATTATCAGAGCTATTCTCTTCTAATACTAATAAAGCTCCAGTACCGATACAAAGATCAAGCCAAAATTCACCGATAGCAGTGTCAAAATTACTTGAACCAATAGCAGCAAATACAGCTTTGTTTATTTGTTGTAATTTTCGTAATGTTTCTTCTCGATCTTGGAATATAAATGGGCCAGGTGTCATTGTTGCCCATTCTGTAAATGGCGGAGTGATTGTAGATTGTAGGGTAGATGCTAATTTGGCGGTTGATTGTTGCAATGTAGAATCATAAACACCAATATTTTTTTCTTGACCGGGTGTTTTCTCAAACATCGTGTTCCTGTTTGGAATAGCTAATGAATACGCATCATCATACAAACTATCCCATAAACTTTTTTTATCCCAAGCCTTTTTAATTCTTTTTAATAAATTTGCAATATCCATTATTTATTGCCCTAATTTTGTTTTTTTAGCTGTACTGGCGGCTTTCCCTTCTACGGCACTAAATATTGTTTTTGAAGAACCAGAAGAAAGTCTTCTTCGTGCTGCAATTTCTTGAGCAAGTTGCAATTCTTTTTTTCTGGCCTTTTCTTCTTGGGCTTCTAATGCCGAAGTATCTGGCTTTTTACCTTTAAAAATATCTACTATTGCTCCCATATTATTTTTCCCCCATTTCTAATTAAATATTTTTTAAGCTGTAAAGGAGTCTGAATAAAAATATTTTTCAAACCAATTAATTTTTTTATTATTGTAACACATGTAATCGGTTCTATATTTTGTTTCTTATAAGGATTTATTAATATATTATATTCAACAATACAAGTTAAATTATCAACCAATGACGGCAAATCTTCAATATCAATGCATGATATTTCTATATTAATAGAATTATATAGATTTTCCAATACTACAAAAATTTCTTTCCCATCAAATAAATTAAAAACCTGAATAATAAAACAATGCTTATAATTAATATTTAAAAATTTATTCCACCATTTTTTTTGATTGTCTGGAATATTTTTGTCATTAAGAAATATTATATAAAATTTCACAATACCTCCCAGTTATTATCTAAAATAGTAAAATCTAATTGATTTGTTTTATTATAAGAAAGAGCACCATGTTCCCCACCACCAGATAACATATATCCTAAAGCGTCCGCCACATCTGACCAAGGATGATCCTTGCTTGGTTTATCGTCATATCTATCTTCTCCCGGGACATTTAATCTTTTATAACACCATTTTTCAGAAAGAGCTTCGATTAAAATCTTACAATTAGGGCTAAACAATATTCCAGGTTTTCCATTTGAAAAACGTAACATAGGCGTTTTGATACATTCTATTCTTATATCAATCTCGTTAGATGGAGCAGGATTAGCATATAATCCTTGTGTTCTCATATGATCAAAATAAGTCTTCATGGATATACCATCTTTTTGTAATCCAGCAGGATCTCCCCATACTCTTAAATCTTCTACTCCCAAAAAATTTTCTTTGATGGTTAACAAAACTTGATTGACAAATTGTACCAAACCCATATTAGGACATACACATTCTTTTAATATATGCCATCTTCCATTAATAATATCTAATTGTCCGAATACGGCAGCAGGATTTAACGTTCCCGCACCAAAATCTATTCCACAATGAAGAGGTAATAATTCGTTATATTCAATAGATTCACTCACCATTGTATGAGCATTAAATTCTGGTATTACTGCATGATCAGATGTTAATGAACCATTTTTGCCTTGGACATATATTTGAATATATGATTTGTCCTTACCTTTAATTAAATTTGGATAATAACCACCAGCTCTTAATCTTGCTTGCTCAAGATATTTTGGATCTTTTCTTAATTCTTCTTTATAGTTGGGATCTAATGAATGATTAATAGGTAAATATGGAAGATTTTCTGCCTTCGGATTTACTGCCCATATAGAACCACCACCAGTATGAATATATTCTTTTTTATTTTCGGGTATAATATATTCATATTCATTCTCTATTGATTTCCATCCATTTTTAACTTTTTCCATTTCAAATACCGCCGGCGGTTGTCTAAAATATTTCCACCCGGTAGGCATATCTTTTTCTAAAGCATCCATCCAATGCCCAGCTGAATATGGGTTAGTATCAGCTATGATGCCATACCAAGTTGGCATGATCCCACCCTGTTTCATGGATGGATAACGACCAACCCTTGCTGTGGCTTGATCTATAATATCTTTTCTAATCTCTTTACATTCATTAAAAGCTATTAATGTTCCTTCGTAAGATAAAAGTTTTCCAGCATCTTTAATAGTATCAAGTCCCATAAATTCTATTAAAAAATCTATGCCAGGATGTTTCTTGGTTGGTTTCCTTTTGAAATGATGAAAAGGTGGGTTGTTTCTCCATTTTCCAATATTGGGTGGATATAATGAATTCCAAGTTTTAATGGTCGTTTTTTTAAGGTCTGGCATCGTATTTCTTACAACCAAAGCTTTAAAATATATTGTATTATCTACTGGCGAAGGCTCTTGCATTAAAGCTCGTCTCATTATTTCACCACAAATAACTCCTGTGGATTTACCAGAGCCTACAGGGCCAATAACTATTCTTACGAAACTATCATCATTCATAAAATCCCATATTGTTTTATGATAAGAAAGATCCAGTTTTGTCATATTCCTTTTCATTATTTTAACTTATCTTTCATCTGTTTAAGAGTTAAGATATAAGTTTTTGCTATTTTATATTTTTCTTTTTTGGTTAACAATTCCCAGGGTAGACCTACTAATATCCCTGAAAATCCTCCAAGATAATTATAATGAAGAGGATTTGTTGCATTTAATGCTTCTTGCTGATCTCTTCTTTCATCTGAAAAAGTTCTATTTCTCATTAATTCTTTTCCATGATTTTCCCACCATTTTTCTGCATCATCTAAAATATGACCCACTTCCATGTCCCATATTTTATAATTATTTTTTTCATTTATCATTTTCTTTTATTTCCTTTGGGGGAGTAATAATTAAACCACCATAGACATTTTCACCATTTGTTGTTATATCGATATTTTGAATTGAATATTTTTTAGGATCAATCCATTGCATAAGTTTTGTTCTTGCAGCTATTTTCAATTTATCTCTTTGTACTGCAGTGTTATTTCCACATTGTTTTCCTGTTTCTGGATCTATTAATATATCTCTGCTTTCATCATTCGAAATTTCTAAAATTTCATCCATATATAATTCTGCTTTAAATCTTAATGCTTCTTCATATAAATTATTAAATTCTTCATCTTTTTTTCTCCAAAGATAAATAGCTTGTCTAGTAACTCCTAATTTCCGTGCAACTTCTGTAATAGTATTTCCTTCCATTATCAATTTACATATTCTTTTAATAGTATCTTTATTATATTCTTTTGGTCTTCCTCTTTCTTTTTTTTGAGCCATATTAATTTCCTTCAATTTCTTTTAAATAATTTTTCATATAATTTTTAATTTTTTCTTCCATTTGATAAAAATATCTTCCATGTTTTTGATTATATTGTATTAAACTATTTTGATTTTTTTTATAAATACATACATGTGCTAATTCATGAAAAAGTATTTCTAAATTAGTATATTCATTATTTTTATAAATTTCTATTCTATGTCTATTTTTGTCATTATTAGTAAAAGTTCTTCCATATAAATCTGAATGTTCTTCTTTTAACCAAACTTCTGTATAATCTATTATATCAAAATTTTCTAAATAATTACAAAAATCATTCAGTACATCTTCAGAATAATTATTTTTAATAATTTTCATAATATAACCTTTATTATTTATATTTATAATCTGAAGTTATAAAGCCTATTGAAGATGTTTCTGTGATTTCATTATCTATCCTATCATCAATATTTTTATCTTTTACATAGGATGAAATTTCAGTTAAATCATTAGAATGGCATACAATAAAAAATCCAGGTTTATGTTTTTCTTTTAAACAAACAACTGGTGTTTTTTTTTCCATTTGTGCTTTTTTTAAAATACTTCTCCAAAGAGCTACGGCAGAATGAGTTTTTCTATATTTTACTTCTATAAAAAGATTTTTATGTAGAGTATCTGATCTTGTATGTTTAGAATTTCCACCAGATAAGGGAGTTCTTTCTGTATTAAAAAATTGTGCTATTTTACTTTCAATGTTTTTCCAAGTATTTTTCATAATTATTATTTCCTAAAACTTTTAATATTCAAATTAATATTAAATCCGCTATTTTCTTTTAATCTGTCCATTATCCTTTCATCAATAAATCCATCTTTAATTGGCGATATTGAATTGCTTATTAATATAGTAGATTTTATTTTTGAATATCTACTATTTATTATTTGATATAATAATATTCTTTCATCATTAGAACCATGCTGTATGCCTATTTCATCAATAATTAATAAATCTGGATAAGTAAATTCATTAATTCTTTTTTGAATATCTATATCTTTATGCAGATATGATTTTCTAAGATATTGTAATAATTCCCATGCTAGAATATATTTTGATGTATATCCTTGTTTGATAATTTCAGATATCACAATACACGCCAACATAGTTTTACCAGTTCCTGGATTACCAGATAAAAATCCAGACACACCTTTTTTTGACAATACATCAAATTTTTCTACATATGTTCTTAAAATTTTTACAGGCTTTACTATTTCTTTATTAATTTTAATAGAATCAAAATTTAAATTTTGAAAGCGTTTTGGAATATCAGCCGCTATTAAATTTTCATGAACTTTAAACCAATATTCTTCTTCATTAGTTGGAAGTTTTTTATTTTGATTAATCGATTTTGTTTTCTGTGAATATTTTATTTTTTTCATAATAATGCATCTCTATCTATATATTGGACAGCGTATTTATTTTGTATGACAGCAGCTAAGCATATCTTTGGTGTCTGTTCTTTTACATATTTAAGAGCAAATCCGTCTTGTTTAACAGCAGCCATACAAATCTCTGGTGTCTGTTCTTTTACATATTGAAGAGCAAATCCATTTCGTTTGACAGCAGCTAAACATATTTCTGATGTCTGTTCTTTTACATATTTAAAAGCAAATCCATTTCGTTTGACAGCAGCTAAGCATATCTTTGGTGTTTGTTCTTTTACAAATTGAAGAGCAAATCCATTTTGTTTAACAGCAGCCATACAAATTTCTGGTGTTTGATTTTTTACATATTCAAGTTCCAATCCATTTTGTTTAACAGCTGCTAAATCTTGTGTATATTTTATTTTTTTCATAATAATGCCTCTCTATCTATATATTGTACAGCGTATTTATTTTGTATAACAGCTTCTAAGCATATCTCTGGTATTTGTTCTTTTACAAATTGAAGAGTATATCCATTTTATTTGACAGCAGCCATACATATTTCTGGTGTCTGTTCTTTTACATATTTAAGAGAAAATCCATTTTGTTGAACAGCAGCCATACAAATTTCTGGTGTCTGTTCTTTTACATATTTAATAGCCAACCCATATTGTTTGACAGCTTCTATACAAATTTCTGGTGTCTGTTCTTTTACATATTTAAGAGCAAATCCATTTTGTTTAACAGCTTCTAAGCATATCTCTGGTGTTTGTTCTTTTACATATTTAATAGCCAACCCATATTGTTTGACAGATTCTATACAAATTTCTGATGTCTGTTCTTTTACATATTTAAGAGAAAGTCCATTTTGTTTGACAGCAGCTAAACATATCTCTGGTGTCTGTTCTTTTACAAATTCAAGCGCATATCCATCTTGTTTTACAGCAGCCATACATATTTCTGGTGTCTGTTCTTTTACAAATTGAAGAACATATCCATTTCGTTTGACAGCAGCTAAACATATCTCTGATGTCTGTTCTTTTACATATTTAAAAGCAAATCCACTTTGTTTGACAGAACCCATACATATTTCTGGTGTTTGTTCTTTTACAAATTCAAGCGCATATCCATTTTGTTTGACAGCAGCTAAACATATCTCTGATGTCTGTTCTTTTACATATTTAATAGCCCATCCATTTTGTTTAACAGCTTCTAAACAGATCTCTGGTGTTTGTTCTTTTACATATTGAAGAGCCCATCCATGTTGTTTAACAGCTTCTAAACATATTTCTGGTGTCTGGTTTTCTACATATTCAAGAGACCATCCATTTTGTTTGACAGCTTCCATACATATTTCTGGTGTTTGTTCTTTTACATATTTAAGAGAAAGTCCATTTTGTTTAACAGCTTCTATACATATTTCTGGTGTCTGGTTTTCTACATATTCAAGAGACCATCCATTTTGTTTGACAGCTGCTAAAACTTGTGTATATTTTATTTTTTTCATAATAATGCCTCTCTATCTATATATTGTACAGCGTATTTATTTTGTTTGACAGCTTCTAAGCATATCTCTGGTATTTGTTCTTTTACATATTTAATAGCCAACCCATATTGTTTGACAGCTTCTATACAAATTTCTGGTGACTGTTCTTTTACATATTTAAGATCATATCCATCTTGTTTAACAGATTCTATACAGATTTCTGGTGTCTGTTCTTTTACATATTGAATAGCAGATCCATTTCGTTTTACAGCAGCCAAACATATTTCTGATGTCTGTTCTTTTACATATTTAAGAGAAAGTCCATTTTGTTTGACAGCTTCTATACATATTTCTGGTGTCTGTTCTTTTACAAATTGAAGCGCATATCCATCTTGTTTAACAGCAGCCATACAAATTTCTGGTGTCTGTTCTTTTACAAATTCAAGCGCATATCCATTTTGTTTAACAGCAGCCATACAAATTTCTGATGTCTGTTCTTTTACAAATTGAAGAGCATATCCCTTTTGTTTTACAGCAGCTAAACATATCTCTGATGTCTGTTCTTTTACATATTTAAGAGCAAATCCATTTCGTTTTACAGCAGCTAAACATATCTCTGATGTCTGTTCTTTTACATATTTAAGAGCAAATCCATTTCGTTTTACAGCAGATAAACATATCTCTGATGTCTGTTCTTTTACATAGTTAAGATAAAATCCATCTTGTTTGACAGCTTCTAAATTTTTTTGAACTTGATTCTTATCAATCATGTTTTGTGAATGTTTTATATTTTCCAAAACAAGCCCTCTCTTTTCAATTCTAATGCGTTTTTAAAATTTTTTGATACCTACATACATACCAATAAACAAAATCGTATAAAAACTATGTTTTTGATAATTCTTCATAAAATCCCGCGGTAGGTTCCCAGTCAAAAGATTTTGATGTTTCTTGTTGATATGAATCTGTTTTAAATTTTTTGTTTTTTGCCATTTCAAACCAATAATTTATATGTCTTTTGATTCCTTTTTTTGTTTTTCTTCGGTCTTTATTAACAAAATTCCATCTTTTGATTTTCATTAATTCAGATTCAACATCCAGTTCTTTAAATTCACTCTTTAAAAAATTATAAAATTCTGCGTCTATTTCAAAAAAATCATTTCCTTTCAATGGGATACAAATTTTTTCATAATTATTTTCAAATTCTTTATTTTTTGGCATGCTTTTTGCTCTAGGTATAAGGTGTTTAGTATTATTTATATTATTATATATATAATATAAACTAGTATCTTTATACCTGATACCTATAGTGCGGTACGAAAAAAAATTAAACCCTTGTTTTGCTTTATTAGCAACCAAGGTGTCTATTAGTTGTGAAACACTAGTCTTTTGGAGAAGTGATTCTTTTTTTAGCCATGCCGCAAGGGTTTCATCTATCGATATAGATATTATTTTTTTCATAATAAAGTAATCTTTTTTTTGATATTTTTAAATTATTAAGAGTAAGGAGAGCCTAAGAGTTAATAAGATTTTATTAATTATTAATTATTATTATTATTATTATTATTATTATTTTGGTTGTTAATCCATTCATCTACATTTTTTTTTTCAAATCTAATCAATCCTCCAATTCTCGTAAAAGGAAGATTGTTTTTTTTTATATGTCTATATATTGTTCTTTTAGATAAATTTAAATATTCACTTAGTTCTGTAATCTTTAAAAATTTTTTTGTATCTTCCATAATAATTCCTAATAACAAATATATTTTAAAAAGGGATGTCGTTTTTTTCTTCTATATCATTAGAAAAAACTGGGATTCTTTTTTTAAAATAAATATTATAAAATTTTGAATTTTTATCTTTTTCTTTTGTTTTCTTTATTATTTCTAATCCTATATCTAACAATGATTCCAAACAGTTTGGTAAATCTGATATTTTATTTAAATATAATTGGCACACTGAAAGTTCATCTTTTAACCATCTTATGTTTTCTTTTGTCATTAATAAACTTGTTTTATATAAAAAATATCCTGCATATTTATCATCATCAATTATTTTTAAAACCCACATCAACATATAATTATTATTTTTTGATACTTCTAAACTTACAGAATCAACCATTACATGATAAATACCATCTTCTGGTATCCCTTCGAATGTATTGGTTTCAGCCACATGTTCTTCAAAAGTTTGATCAAATGATTCTAGATATTTTTTAATTTTTGACATGTCTGTTATTCTCCTCTTTTATTATTAATATCATCAAAAATTTTAGTAAAATTTTTAAAATCTAATGGTATTGTTTCTGGAAGAATACCAGTTCTATCACCTGCATCATAATTTGGGCTAGGTTTCGTTCTTATAATTCTTTTATATATAGAATTACCTTCTTTATCTGTTTCTATCTCTAAATCACAAAATAAAATCAAATCAACTAACCCTGTTACAATTTTTCTGGCTTTTTCTGGCAATGTAGGAACTATCCTTGTATGCTTTCCAGTACGAGTTTCAATATCTTTTTCTATAGAATGAGATACTAAAATTAGTCCGTAAGGCATGAATGCTAATTTATTGATTACTCTATGGAATTCATTATTAATTAAAGCATATCCTTTTCCATATGTAAGATCAGATTCATGTTCAACATTAAACTTGTTACATATATGATCTGCACACATACGATATGCATTATCGATGGTATCAATAATTATGGTTTTAAAATCATGTTTATCTTTTGAAATTTCAGAACAAGCATTCAAAAGATCATTCCAACATGTAATTGAAATTGAATAAACTTCAAGTGCATTTAATCCAGGTTCAGTAGCAAGAAACAAAGCCTTCTCTGCATTTGAACACCAGGTACTTTTTCCTATTTTACTTGGCCCATATATCAATGTAGTTAAATCATGAATGTTTGTTTTAATTGTTGTTTTTGTGTCTGGTAGCATAATTTTCCTCCTTTATGTTATTGGTGGTACTACTTGGATTCGAACCAAGAACCTATCGGTTATAAGCCAATTGCTCTTCCAATTGAGCTATAGTACCAGTAATTACATAGATTGTTTTTTTAAACGACTTCTAAACAATTCATCTAAAATTTTTGATTCTGTATATTCCCCTTCCAAAAATTGTTTTGCATGTAAAATTAAAACATCTAATATTTCTTTAAAAGAAGCAGAGCTTTTTATAACGATATCTCCTTCTTTTAATGAAACATAATAATTATCTTTTAAAATAAGATATGCATCTTCATGGCCTATTTTTTCAGTTAATTGTTGAACTGTCATAATTTGCCTCCTTTTTAGTTTTTAGTTCTTCATTTGGTTCTCTTATCTCATAATAATTTGAGATAATATTTATACTTTCATTGCTTCTACATATTGGGAAATAAGGACATGGACGATTAAATTTAAAACAAAAACTAGTATTTCTATAAAATTTATTCCTCTTTATAGCATCAAGAAGATTTATAGATAATTCCCAAAGTTCTTTCTGAAGTTGTTCAAATTGATTTGGTGATATATAAATCCATTCCCGATGAAACATGACTGGTTCGAGGTATTTGTCTTTGAGTCGCTGCTGAAAGACATCATCTGGCTCTGGCATCTTACGCTTGGCGCTGCTCTTTCCGGTTTTGGATTTGGCGATCAGCTCGGCACGCCGGGATTCAAATTCAGCTTCCGTTTCGCCTTTGATCTGGCGAAGTTTAGCTTTGACCAGTATGTTATATATGATACCGGAAATACGGATGCCGAGGGTATGTTCCAGATACCACGCATAAATGATGATCTGAAAATCAGTCCATAACCGTTCCAAATATCCAGCATCAATTTGAGATGCGGTCTTATGTTCCAGTATGAAGTATTGACCATCCTGCTGGACAAGACCGTCCACCTTGCCAGCCAGCACGAAACTCCTCGATACGGCGTTGGTATCCGGATTGATGATGGGGCCTTCGAAGGTCTTCTCCAGAGCAATCACATCAAAGTCCTCGATGGGATATTGCTCCGAGTATGAACTCATCATGGCGGTGGCCAGATGCCAGTTAGAGAGCTTATGGTCATCCCGGGCCCGGTTGGCATAGATCTGATTGAGATGTTTAATAACCTTTTCAAGTTTTCGTTTTCGATGCCAGATTTCAAGACATTCATGAATAACTGATCCAAAAAAAAGATTATCATCAATTTCTTTAGGAACTAACTTTTTTATATAACGATATTCAAAAGCTTTTCTGCAATTACAAAACAGTTTCCACATAGAATATGTTGTAACCATTAATTCGCTCATAGTGAACCCTTCATTTTTATGTATTGTTGTCATATTATATGTTTATTAGTACCCATTGTGCGCAACATGACATACAAAAATATGGTTGTCAACAAAAAAAATATTTTTTTTAAAAATTCAAATAAAACTTAAAATTAGCTCCTAAAATATAGATTTTTTTTAAAATACTATTCCAATAAAAAATAATTGTTTATTTTTAAGATATTCTATATTATTAGATATATAGAAAGGCCGTTTTATATCGCAACCAAATTGGCCGATGAAAAATAAGACGCAACCTTTTTAAATATATGTTTTTTTTATGTTTAATATTTAAAAAGGAAAAATTATTATGAGTAAATACATTAGCGATCTTGTTGTAGCTGAATTTGATCGAGACGTAAAACAGGAATACGCACAGAATGCGCAGCTACGTTCTACAGTTAAGGTTAAAACTGGAGTAGAAGGTCTTACTGAAAGATTCCAAAAAGTAAATCAGGGAATGGCAAATAAAAAAGTTCCCCAGGCAGATGTCTCTCCAATGAACATTGATTATAGCCATGTAACTGCTACTATGGAAGATTGGAACGCTCCAGAGTATACTGATATTTTTGATGCTCCTAAAATTAATTTTGATGAAAGAAGAGAATTAGTTTCATTATCTTCTAAGGCTGTAGCAAGACGAGAAGATCAGATTATTATTGATGCTTTTGATGATGGCGCTACATTATTGGAAGTTCCAAAAACAATTGGATCTACGACTGGCATGAATACTGCAAAGTTTAGAGATGCAAAAAGACTCCTTGATTATCAGACTGTTCCTGGAGACAACAGATATTTTTTAATGTCTTCTGAAGGACTCTATGATATGTTGGGGGATGCTGATGCAGACACATTTGACAAAAATGCTGTGAAAGCGTTGGTACAAGGTGAATTGTCTCAATGGTTAGGGTTTAAAATTTTAACCGTTGGATATATGGCGGAAGGTGGTTTACCGAAAACAGGAGATGATAGAACAGCATTCGCATATCATAAAGATTCTCTTGGATATGCAATTGGTATGAATATGAGAACAGAAATTAATTATATTGCCCAAAAAACATCGTGGCTTGTTAATACTGTATTTTCAGCCGGTGCAGTCGCTATTGACAATAAAGGTATGGTTAAAGTTATTCATGAAGAATCTTAATAATAGGAGATTATAACATGGCTTTTGAAAGCAAAAGATTAAACAATGTGGCTGGTTCAACTGGTTACGCTAAAATTTGGGTATATACAGATAAAACAAAAGCTGGTGCTGATTTAGATGCAGACGACTTTTTCGCAGGAGCTAATAAATATGGGATGGCTGTTGGAGATATTATCTTTCTTGTGGGATCGGATAGTGTTTTTTTTGGATATATCGAAGTAATTACGAATACTACTTCTCAAATTACAGCCTTATCAGACGCAGCGCATTAAACATTAAGGCCCCATACAACTTTTGTGTGGGGCCTTTTAGTAAGGATATTTACAATGAGTTTAACAGATATTGAAATATGTTCCAATGCTCTTATCAGATTGGGAGCTATTCCTATTCAAAGTTTTGATGATAAAACTGATATTGCTACGGCTTGTAAAAACATATATGAACCTAAAAAAAAATATATGTTGAGTTTTTATCCTTGGAGATTTAGTATGAAATTTTCTCAACTATCTAGGGATTTAGAAACTCCAGTAGCTCATTGGAAATATCAATATACTTTGCCATCAGATAAAATCCAGGCTGGTTTCCCAGAAGTATATACATCTAATAATATTAATTCATACACTATTGATGATTGGGAAATAATCGGTAACAAGTTAATGACAAATGAACCTGAAATATGGGTTAAATATCAATTTAATATAAATGAAGAATTATGGCCTGAATATTTTACAGAATTAATGATAAAAGTTATGCAGGTAGAACTTTGTCAAATAGTAACTGACAATACAACTCTTTTTCAAGAATTAAAATATGAAGTATATGGGACTCCAACTCAGAATGGCTTAGGTGGAATAATAAATACCACGATGTATCTTGATAGTAGAGACACACCGTCAGTCTATATTAAAGATTTTTCTTTAACTGATGCCAGATATTCTAATATTAATACTTAAATATAGGGAGGATAATATGGTTTGGTGGATAACTAAATTTAAAGAATGGTATTCTAAAATGATTAAAAAATGGTGGTTTAAAATGATTATTGTTTGTTTGTTAGTTATGGCTGGATGTATTGTACAACATATTTTTGGATGGATTCATTAAAAATTTATGCCAGTAACTACTTTAATTCATAATAGTTTTACAGCCGGAGAATTAGACGGAAAATTAAAAAGTAGGAATGATCTTTCTACTTATTATAGTGGTGCGTCTAAATTAAGAAATGTTCTTCCAATTCCTCAAGGAGCATTAAAAAGAAGACCTGGTTTGCAATATATTAATGAACATCTTAATTCTAATATCAGAATGATAGAATTTTTACATTCAGATAATTATAAGTATATTTTAGTATTTGAACCAGGATATGTTACTATTTATAAAGATGATACTATCATAGCATCCGTTTTAATATCTATTACAGCAAAACAATTAAAAAATATTACATTTTCTCAAAGTAATGATTATTTATTAATATTTCATGACGAGTTTTCTCCAAAATATATTTTAAGAGAAGCCAATTTAATATGGTCAACAGGAGATTGGGTATTAAAAAATATACCTACAGCGAACATCCTTAATGTTCAATCTCCCACCACATTAAAAATTACTAATACAAGTGGTGGTAATATTGATTTTGCTGAATGGGTAGACGGATCAACATATATTGGAAAAGCCGTAACAATAGATGATTATTTTGAATCAGAAGATGTTGGAAAATATTTAAGAGGATCTTATGGTGGGTATGCAAGAATAGATGTTTATACAAATCCAAAAAATGTAATAATTACTATTTTATCACCTTTCACAAATGAGACTTCAGATGGATTAACCCAAATGAAAGCCGGCGAATGGTCCAAAGAAGAGGAAGTTTTTAGTGATAGTTATGGATATCCTAAATGTGGTTTTTTTTATCAAGGACGACTTTGGCTTGCTTCGACACCATTTTTGCCTGACGGGATATGGGCTTCTAAAACTAATAATGAAGATGATTTTGGTAATTGGGTGCCTGATTTTGCTGATAATGGAATCTTTTTAAGAATAAGAGACTCGCGGGGAGGATTTCATCATATTAATGCCGGCAAGCATTTAACATTTTTTTCAACTGAAGGTAATTATTTTATAGAAACACCAAACAATGAACCTATTATTCCTACAAATGTATCAATAAAACCTGTAATTGCAAACGTAGGGTCTAAAAATTTATTGAGATCATTTATTGTTTCTGGATCAACAATATTTATGAGAGAAGGCGGAAAGTCTTTAATCGAAGCAACTTATTCTTTTGCTAACGGGTCTTACTCTTCAATTGATTTAAATTTATTAGCATCTCATATTTTAAATGATCCCATTGACATGACATATAGAAAACAAACCAATACTGATGAAGCTGATTATTTAATAGTAATTAATAAAAATGGGTCAGCATCTGTTTTATGTATTCTAAGAGAACAAGAAGTAATAGCATGGTCTGTTATTGAAACAGAAGGTAAATTTAAAAGAGTTGTTTCTGATGGAAATGAAATTTATTTTATTGTAGAACGAGTTATTAATAATTCTATCAAATATTTTCTTGAAAAATTTAACTCCGAATTATTATTAGATTGCGCTGTTATTAATACTGGATTTAAATTAACATATAATAATATTTCTTTGATTTATGATGGTATACCACTTACATATGAATTAAATGTTAAAAATTCTATTAATAACCTTTCTCATTTAAAAAATGAAATAGTTAAAATTATAACGGATAATATAATAAGAGAAGATCAATTAGTTACAGAAGATACTATTTATTTAGATAGTGAAATTACTGCTGAATCAATACAGGCTGGTTTAAATTTTCCTATAGTACAAGATCCAGATTATCAAGTATATATAGAAAGTATGCCAATTGAAATTGATAATAATTCTGGTTCAACGGTTGGAAATAAAAAAAGAATTTCAAAAATAACAAGTATGATTTTTGAAACATCTCATTTAATAATTAATAAAAATAAAGTCCCGATTAGAAAAATAGGAATAACTAATTTAAATGAATCAATTCCATTACTAACAGAAAATTTAATAACAAATGGTATTTTGGGATGGGATGAAGAATTAAAAATTTCAATTGGTCAAACATTACCATTACCATTTACATTATTAGGCATGTCTTATAAATTGAGGTCTTAATATGGGTGCTATATTAGCAGCGATGCCAGCATTATCCGGTACAACAGGAACTATTTTAACAACTGCCGCAAGCGTTTCTTCCATTATAGGTGGTTTGTCTAGCATAGCATCTGGATATGAACAGCAAGAATTAGCTGAACTTCAAAGCAGGCAAACAGAATTACAAGGCAGGCTAGATGCTATAAAAACAAATGAAGAATTACTTCAAACTTTATCCCGGAACAAAGTTGCTGCTGCCACAAGTGGTCTTAAATCTGCTGGTTCTGTGGAATATGCAAAACAACAATCAATGGCTAATGCTGCCGAACAATTAAGTTTAAATAGATTAAATGTCCAAACGAAAAAAGCATCGCTTCAATATGCTGGAGAACAGGCTAAAAGGGAAGGAATATTTCAAGGGATAGGATCTTCTATTACCGCAGGAGATTTGCTTTTTAAACATTTTACAGAAAAGAAACAAACAAAATAAAAATGAGTAATAAAAAAAGAATAAAAAAAACAAAAGAAATAGCTAAAATTTTAAAAAAAAATAGAATAGAACAAAATATTTCTCAAAAAGCATTGTCTGAATGGACAAAAATAAATGAAAGAACGTTAAGGGAATATGAGAATCCTCTTTCTAATAAAAACATATTATATAAGAATATTATTAAATTAATCAGGGAATTAGACTTAAATGTTGATGAACAACGTGTTTGTTTAGAAAAAGTCTTATTTTAATATAAGAGATATTTTTGAAAAATGAATCAAACTATTTTTAATATAACTAAACCTAGGGTTTCAATTTTTCAACCTTCTGCTCCAGCTACTCCTAAAAATTTATTAGATACCATCCGTCGTTCTTTAAATACTGCCGCAGAAAATCAATTTAAACAATGGCAGAAAGCAGTTATTAAAAAATCTGAACAAGAAGGAGAATTGGAAGGCGCACAAAAACAGCCTGAATATAGAGATAATGGTTCTCTTTCATCAGAAGCATTTAACGAAGCTGCAAAAAGAAGCTATTTAACACGATTAGAAATTGAAGCTTCTAAGAATATGCAGACCATTAAAGAAACATATAAAAATGATCCAGAAGGCTACCAGAATGCTTCAAATCAATATATTAATGGTATTGTATCTGGATTGAGACAGAATACTCAAACTGCTGCTGTAGCAGAATTTATAAAAGCAAGACTTGAACTTTCGCAACAATCTGATGGTTATGCTATTAGTAAAAACTATATGTCAAATCAATCAGAAAAAATAGAAGTAGAAACAGACGAGCTTATCCATACTTTAAATACTAATGCTTATAGAGAATCAGGCGGATTATTTTCTAAAGATCCTAATGTACAAGCAATGACAATTGAAAATTTTTCAATAGCAAAAAAATCTTTAGAAACTGCTTTATATACTACCTTGCCAGATGGAACTCCCGTATATAGCCCTACTGAAGTAAAAAAAATAATGAATGAATTTCATGAAAAATTTTATATAAGAGCTGTTCAGGATTATGTTGCACAAAACGATATTACAGACAAAGAACTTAACCAAATTATTGATGGATCATTTTCTGCCAATATAGAAGGTGTTGGAGATATTAATATTCTTAATGAAGTTGGATTTGACAAATATGAAAATGACATACGAGATTGGACATTTAGAAAAATTCGTGAAAAAGAATCAGCAGAACAAAAATCAAATGTCCTGGAAGAAAAAACATTTAAAGAAATTCAAAAACAAAATGGTGTTTTATTAATTGGAGGAATTCTTTCTGGTGACCCTATTACCTTAGATAGCATCTATCAAAAACTTGATTCTGGTTTAATAAATTCAACAGATGCTATGGCAGCAGTTAAACTTATTACAGATCTCCATACCGGCTCAGATGATCCAGATATTGTTGCTGATTTAAAAACAAAACTTGCATTAGGACAAGAAGTAGAAACAGAAATTAAGCAGCTATCACCTTATATGACAGGGAAAACATATATTTCTTTAATGGAAGAAAATGCAAATGTCAAAGCCGGAAAAATTGATGAAGCAGAAACATGGCTTGTTAAGCAAGTTTTGAGACCAGATGAATTCGGTTTTTCTAATCCAGAAAGCCAAAAACAAGCGGCAGATATTCAAACAGCATATAGGCAAATGATTGAGGATGGAATTGACCAACAAGTTGCTTATGAGAAAGCGCAAACCTTAGTAGATACTATTCAAAAAGATTATGCGGCAAAACTTTCCCGTATCCCAAGATATGCTGTTCCTGATGGCTTGGGTGGTTTTGATATTGTTAAAACACTTGAAAAAACTGAACAGGCTTATAAAGAAGGTAAAATTTCATACGATGAAATGATAGTAGAAGGCAAAAAACTTAAAGCTTTAAGTGGGATTTTATCTGAATCTGAATAGGGGAATAGATGAACGATTTTAAAAAAGATAATAATTTTGAAATTGATAATGACTTTAATAATGAATCTTATTTAGAATCAATTCAAAATTCAGTAATTTCCGATTTGCGACAAGAAATTTTAGAAGCAAATGGGAGGCCAATAGCTCCTGAAAAACCTACAGAAGTAACACAAGAACAGCCGACCGAAGAGATGAAGGCTGCCGAATCCTCTAACGAAACAAAAGAGGACGACGATGGAATGCTGTCCGCTATCGGTGACTTCTTTAAGGAGTTACCATCTCAGGCAGCGGGAGGTGTGATAGATGCGCTTAATAATACTCTTCAGACAGCAAAGGACATGGGGGAGGATATCGGAATACCTGACTACGCTATCCAGCTGTTTGACAAAGACGGTAACCTTGATATAGGGTTGCTGACACCAGAAGAGATCGAGGAAGCTGGCGGACGTAGGGCACAGATCGCACCTAATGTGGAGGAAGCTGACACGGTAGCTGCTGGCTTTGCACGGGCTATTACCCAATTCGCTACTGGTTTCATCCCTGTATCTAAAGGATTGCAGGCGGCGGGTATGGCTGGTGGTGTTGCCCGAGGTCTTGCTGCTGGTGGAATTGCTGATGCAGTGACTATGGATCCTCACCAGGCCAGACTCGCCACTCTTCTCAATGAAGTACCTGCTCTCCAGGACGTCGTGCCAGATTACCTAGCTGATAACAACCCGGAAAATGAATCCGCCTGGGAAGGACGGATAAAAAATGCTTTGGAAGGTCTTGGGTTAGGTGTTGGATCAGAGGCTTTGATTAAAGGTACTGCCAGGATGATTAAAGCCTACAAGACCATGAGTAAGGCTCCCACACCGGTTAAAACAGCTTCAAAGATAATAGAAGAAGATTCGATAGCAGATATGGTAGAAGATTTATCAGAAAATATGATAGATGAAAAAATTATAGACTTAGGACCTGAAGAATTATTATATAATGAAGGCGGTATTACATATTTAAATCATAATCGTATTAATAGCGTTGATGATATTAAAAATGTCATGCAAAATATGGCTGATCAATTTGATATGACAGATGTAATGAGTCTAGATCAAATGGAACGAGCATCGAGCTCTCAATATAAAGAAGTTACAGAATTATTAGGACGAGAAATAGATAGACCTTTTAGCGCTTCGGAAGCAATCGCCGCTCGAAAACTTATGACAAGTTCAGCAGAAAAACTTACAGAACTTGCTAAAATAGCTGTAAATCCCATGGCTTCTCCTGAAGATATGTTTAAATTTAGAAGATCAATGCAAGTCCATTCTGCAATTCAAGAAGTTGTTCTTTCTGGAAGAAGAGCTACAGCAAGAGCATTAAAATCATGGGATATTAGTACAGGTTCCACTAAAATGCGGTTGCAACAAATAACGGATTTAATGGAATCTAATGGTAAAAACACAAAACAATTGGCTGAAATGATAGTTGATACAGCTAATAATGATGGGAATGTATCAGCCACTATTAATAAAGCTCTTTCTGCTAAATGGAAGGATGCATATTATCAAGTATGGATAAATGGGCTCTTATCTTCTCCATCTACACATGGAGCTAATATTATATCAAATATGGCAACTACAATGCTTTCTATACCTGAAAGATATATCACATCAGGATTTGATGCTATTCAGGGAATAGGTGGGGAATCGCTTATCCAAGCTAACGCCAGAGCCGCAGGGTTTTTTAATGGTTTGATAGATGGATTTCAATTGATAACAGGTAAAACTAGTAACCCATACATTGAATTTGGTTCTAAACTGGAAAATAGAATGGATGCGATATCAGCATCAGCATGGGGAAAACAACCTAATTCAATTGTAGGAAAAGGGATAGATTATATTGGTCGATTTATTGGTATTCCAGGTTGGGCACTCGAAAAAGGAGATTTGTTTTTTAAGGGAATAAATTATCGGATGATGCTAAATGAACAAGCAGCCAAACAAGCTTTATCAGAAGGATTAACCGGTAAAGAATTCAAAGAAAGAATTGTAAAATTAGTTTCTAATCCCACAGATTCTATGAAAAATGTGTCGTCAGATTTTGCGAGATATCAAACATTCCAAAATAAACCAGGTAAAATTGCATATTATTTTGATAAACTACGAAATGTTATTCCTGGTGGAAAATATTTGATGCCGTTTGTTCGTACTCCTGCTAATATTTTAACATATGGTTTTGAAAGAACTCCAGTAGCACTATTAATGAGTGATGTAAGAAATGCTATTAAATCAGGAGGCCCCAAAAGAGCAGAAGCGTTAGCCAGAATGTCTGCCGGATCTCTTTTAATGTCTTCTGTGGTTCCATTTGTTTTAGATGGTACAATTACAGGGGCCGGCCCAGCTGATTATCGAGAACGAAATGTTCTTGAACAAACTGGATGGCAACCCTATTCTGTTAAAATTGGTGATAAATATATATCATATGATAGATTGGAACCTATTTCAACTCTGATTGGATATTCTGCGGATATTGCATCTATTATGGGACAACTTGATGAAGAGGATTCAGGAGAATTAATAGCTGCTGGATTGGCAGCATTTTCTCGTAATCTTACGAATAAAACATTTTTAAGTGGAATAACTCAATTTGTAGACGTTTTAACATCAAATTCTGCCCCTGCTTGGGAAAATTTTGCATCAAGGCAGCTGGCAGGATTTATACAACCTGTTTATTCTAGCGCTATTAAAAAAGGCAATTATTTTTTAGATAATGTAAAAAGAGATTATAAATCCGATGATGTTAATGGTTTTTTAAAATCTACATTTTTGCGTGCTGCGGATCAAGTACCGGGGATGGGAAAAAACGCACCCCCGATTCGTGATATATGGGGTGAACCTCGAAAATTTTATAATGGGGTAGCTAAACCTCTTGAAACATTATCTCCAATTAAAATTAAAAAAGAAGATCCAGACCCAGTTAATAAAATGATAGCCGAAAATAATATTCCACTTGGTCTACCCCGTAGAATTGTTCAAGGAGTAAGATTAACTAATAAAGAATATGCAACTTATTGTGAATATGCTGGTAAACTTGCTAAAGGTAGAATAGACAAAGCATATAATATGGGTTTTTTTGATAAAATGTCAGATGGACCAGAAGGTCAAAAAGCATTATATATAAAAAGAATTGTTACAAAAAGCCGACAAATAGCAAGACGTAAAATGTTGATTGAAAATCCTGAACTTAAAAATCGAATAAGAATGAATAAAGAAGAGACGAAATTAAAATTAATGGGGGAAATGTAATATGGCGAAAATTCCAGGTACTCCAAGAATCAATCAATATTCTGCGTTAGAGGGTCAAATATTGTTTTTATTTGATTTTGTTATTTATTCACCATTTGAAATTGTTGTACAAAAAAATGAAACTAAATTGGAATATAATACTGATTATAGTGTTGATATATTGCAGTCTGGTGGTTCAATATCTCTTTTTGTCGGAGCAAATTTGGGAGACACTATTACTATATATGGGGATACTTTTATAGAAAGAGATGCTATATTTAGTGATGGTGGCCCTTTTGAGGCGGATCCTATCAATAATGAATATAATAAAATTGATAATTTGCTTTCTGAAATAGTAACAGAATTATCAAGCATTATTAAATTAAAAATTCATGATGCATCTTTTGATGCTTCAATTTCTCCTCAAGCAAGACGAGCCATTGTGGTCAATGAAGATAATAATGGTTTTGTGATGTCAGATTTTGATCCAGATCAAAGTGTTGAGGAGGCTGAACAGTTTGCAGAACAGGCTGCAATATCTGCTAATATTTCTGGACAATCCGCGGATGCAGCGCAATTATCTGCAACTAATGCTGATAATCATGCACAAGAAGCACATTCTTATGCTCAACTTGCGCAATATTGGGCCGAAACTGTTGATTTATCTTCTTTGTCTGTAAATATTATTCCGTCTACCGACTTAACATATGATATAGGATCCGCGGCCAGTAAATTTAATAATATTCATGCAAATGATTTATTTATATATAATGATTTATTTGTATATAATGATTCAATGATTGACCATGATCTTTTTGTTGGTAATATTTTAACTGTTGTAAAAGACACATATTTTACGGATGGTGATGTAAATATACAAAATGGTGATGTAAACATACAAAATTCTCATATTATTACTGTAGATGGATCTATAAATGCAAATGGTGGTATAGTTTGTTCAAATAGTTTGATCTTAGATGGAACTGAAATAAAACCATATCAAACTGCCTTAGTTGTTTATGAAGTAGCAACTGGATTGCCTGGTGGGAATGCTACTCAAGGCATAATAGATATTAGACCAATAAATATAATAAAATATGATAATATTGGTATCTCAATTGTTGATAATAAAATAACTATTCCACCAGGAGAATACCTTTTTTCAGTGGATACTTATCATTATAATACAGGAATGACAAAATGTGGAATTTGGGATTTTACAAATTCTAATTTATTGTGTTGTTTAGGGCATCAATTTATTGATAATGTAGCGTCTGCACCTATAGCCGGAAGAGGATATTTTAATATTGGAACCACTATTGAAGTCCAAATAATCCAAATATGCTCTCTTACTAGATTAACGTATGGTATGGGATATCCTGCTAATTTTCCTGGATCTGTAGAAACATATTTAAATGCTGAAATAAAAAAATTATCATAGTTAAGAATTTTTCAAACTGATAGTTAAAAATTTTTCAAGCCTATTAATATTTCCCATTCAGTTATAAAGAATTACTTTATCACTCGACCTCCTCGATGGCCTCCTCGATGACCTGAAGCAGGTTGTCCGGCAGGCTGATAATGTCATGGGCCTGGTCGATG